TGGAATCCTTGCAAAGCCTCTGGCTGTTCACGTCTTGCCGTTCTTGCCACCGCAAAACTATCCTTAACACCGACTAAATTAATCTTATCCGACTTAAATTCAAATAAATCCTTAAAGCCTTGTGGCAAATTACGATGCCACTTACCAATCTCACTCCACAAAATATCACTAAGCTGGTTTGACGTGTTTGCCGTAATCGCAATTTTACACGGAAGGCGACAACTCAGCCACCATAAAATAATCCAACTCAGTAACGCCGTCTTACCCGTGCCGTGACCCGATTTAATAGAAATCTTGTCATAAGTTAGCAAAGACTCCAAAACATCTTTTTGCCAATCTTCAGGGGTGACGTTAAGCATTGTTTCCACATAAAGGGTGGGGTCTAGTGCGAGTTTAGTAATTACATCAGAATTTTGCATAGAATCCTATTGGTTGTTCTAAAAAACAAGGGGGGTGGTTAGGTGTTCGTAATATGAGGGAGATATACCTATAATAATCTGCCCCCGCCTAAATTTTATGGGTGGGGGTTTATGAAAACGAGGTGAAAAACCCCCATAATAAAACTATGTAGTGTATAAATCTTTGTAAGTCATTGATTTAATTAACTTGTAGTTGGTTTATATAACCAAATACTGTACAAATTCTGTGATTTTTGTACGTGTGTAGTGCTAAACACGTTAAGAGGTTTTGCCCACCTTCTTATCTATCGCCACCACGTTATCCCTTGATTTCTCTAGGTTTTTCTCTTCAATCCTCTTCTTAATAACATCCTGAACCTTATTCAATTCATCTACATAATTGGTTTGATTTACATCTATTTGCTGTCTATCTCCCCAACGTTTACTAGACATTTTACTTACTGTCCATTTCAGCGAATCAATAGCTACACGACAATTTTGAAAGTCTGTTCTTTTACCATTGATTAAATCAAGTGCAATATCATTAATCATTTCACCATACAAATCACCCTGATTTTCTCTGGCAATCTGATACTGCTTATAAAATTGTTCATCGTTATTTAACCACTTCATCACCGCCTGAACTGTCGGCATACCTTCCATTTTTGAAATGGATCGTAATGACTTACCTTCAACAATGTACTGACAAATCTTATTGAGTAAGTCCTGAGTTTTCTTTACTGGTTTTTTTGGCATATAATTTCTTCTTCGGATTTATATATTCATTAAATGATTTTGTGTATTTATATATTTGTTCATCAAGTACAAAATCTTCTGTCGGTTCGCATTTAACCGCTACCACTTTTATCGGTGTATCTTTGTATCGTTCTTTTATTTCTTCAAATGCACGTTCACAATTACTTCGTAAAGGTAAATCATACTTAACATAAAGCTGTCCTTTAAACTCTAACCATAGAGTAATAATAAATAATTCTAACATTTTTTTTATAACAAATGCCGAGCCTTAGGTGACTCGGTCTTTTTTTTTAAAGGGAAGGAAACAAACTTTCTTTTGAAAGTTTTCTTAAATAGTACCATTTCAGGTAACCTTGTCAATAGCCCATACCTTTTTATGGTATATATTAATTATATTTTATTATTTTTTAGTTGTTTTATATACCATTTAAGAATATATTTAAGTTATGGAAAATAAACTATTTTATATATTTACTCGCTGTCTTGGTGTGTGTTTATCACCAATAATGCTTTATTATTCTATTCATCACCTTGTGTATGGTAATTATGCTAACTCTGCACTAGGTATATCAATAGCTATATTTGCTTTTTGGTTAATGCTGTATGAAGAATAAGACTCCAGTAAATCCTAATTATTATAAAGGCATTACTCCTGACGGAACGGAAATAGAAATTCTTGATGTAGTTGATGCCTTTAATCTTAATCACAATCGTGCGTGTATGTTAAAATATATTGCTCGTGCTGATAGCAAAGACAATGTTGTTTTAGATTTATTTAAATGTATGAAATATAATATTCGTGAATTAAAAAAATATGGTATTGACGTTTCACATTTAGATGAAGCCTTGAGCAAATATGACAAACCATTTACAGTTCCAGCACGTGATCCTAGTTTAGATTTAAATGCTCAAATGGAAGTTAACGATAAGATTGACGAATATAAAGATAAAGAAAATAATCCTGACGATTAACCAATTCCCCAAAAGTCAGCTAACGTATCTAAAGCGACAATTAATACCGACATACCCGTCTTCGGTCTAACTCCATACGATTTTTCCCATTCTTTTAATGGTTCATTATATAGCAACACTTTATCCAATATGCTAACCAATCGTTTTCCTACGGCTGATCGTGCCTCTTGTAAGGCAACATAACAATCACCCTGATTGTCCCCTATCGCCATTGATGTATTAGAACTAACAACGGGTTTTAATGCACTAGTTGTTCGTGGTTCTAGTCCTGATAATCGCCATAATTTATAATATTTCATACCCGCATCATACTGTGGTTCAGTTATTTGTTTTTTTAATAAGTATGTATCCATTAATGTTTGAGTGAGTATTCTTGCTCGTTGTACTTTTGTTTCTAACGTTTCATATTCGTATACGTTTTTCTTCATTTGTTCAGGTGTTGGTGTGTCCTGATAAATAGGAATATGATTATGAAAACGTAAATCTTCGGCTTTATACTGCTTTTTCTTTTTTGGCAAAATCTAACTCCATAATTTTATTATATTCATTGATGTTTCTATTATGATAGTGACGTAAATATTCATCATAATTTTTATGTCTATAATCACCTCTAATTACATATCGTTGAAACAGCTTTAAATCTCTTTTATTTTGTAATGGATCGTAAACCATAGGATAAGGTAAGATACCGACATCAACCATTTTATTAAAACGATACCAAATTCTTTCCCACGTTTCTCTTTTATCATATCCAATAAGCATATATGCCATTATATGATTTGTTTTAATTCCGTACTTTGTTAATGTTTCAACACCTTTAAAAAAACGTTTTTCATCACCAATATTATCCCAAGCTGTATAGATTCTTTTATTTTTAAATGAGTCATCACGATAATCTATTTCACTTAAATTTTTAGCAACTACATCATCAATTAACCTAATATTAATTCCTTGATTAAAACACACTTTAAAATTTCCCTCTTTTATTTCATTTATTTTGTATTCCCAATCTTGTTGCGGTTGTCCAAAAAAGTCATTATCAAGTAAGTGTATTTTTTTAGGATAAGGTTTACCCCTCCATATTTCATTAATAGTTTGATCTGATTTATTCTTACCCTCTTTTATTGGAACAACACAGAATTTACATTTTAAGCGACAACCTCTTTGAGTAAAACCAATACTAAATTTATATTCAGGGTAAAGACTATAATCTAATTTATTCCAACTTAAATCAATATAATCACCAATACATTTTGTCCAATCATCTGTACCCGTTCCACCAATTATTGCTTCAGGATAATTACTTTTAAGTTTTTCAATTCTGTTTTTACTAAATAAAAATATTGATGATCCATACACTTCATCATAATCATCCTCAAACATTAAATGATTAACAGAACGTGTAAATGTAACTTTATGACCCAATGATTTAAAATAAGATGACATTTTCATTAATGCAAGATTAGGCAACTTACCATCAATTTGAACTAACTTTATTTTCTTCATTAAGCATACCTTTTTGTATTAGTTTTTGTTCTATGTCATTAGGTAGCTGATAACCCAGCTTTGTATGTTTATGCAACCAGCTTTCTAATATCTTTTCTTCAGTAGGTTCTTCATCCTTCTCCGCTATATATTCATCCTCCCAGCCTTTTTGATGCAACCACGTATATGGATTTTTGTAATACTGCAATTCAGTTTTACACTCTTCCTTTTCTTGATTGTATTGGTTCATCTTTTTAATTAGAATGGCTGGGTCTACTGTTTTAATTATTTCCTTATATTTTTTAAACGTTCTATCTTTACCTTGTTTACGTTTACATAACTTCCAAAACTCTTCAAAAGCATCAGTATATGTTTCTTTTGTATTATGTTTACTTTGTTTATTGTTTACTTTATATGTGTACCCAATATCCACTAGTGGATTATCCACTTGTGGAATATCCACTTGCGGTAAATCATCAACTGGACGGATTTCAAGGGTTTGCGGAGTATCATATATGAAATAATCAAAACTTTTGAACGTTCCGTCCTTAATTCTACTTTGTGTACGAATGATATACCGATACTTCATTAACTCTTTGATTAGCTTACGAATTTTGTTTTCACCTACGTTATTTTTCTTACTTAGGTCTTTTATGTTTAATTTCCAATCTGATGGTAATGATAACAAGTATACTAATAGTCCTCTTGCCTCTAGAGTAATGGCGGAGTTTTGTATTAAGGCATTAGGTGTAATGGCGTATTTATCTTTTAATTTAGATTTATTTATGTAAACGGGTTCTTTACTCATTATTAGCCCTCATCTTAAAAATATTGCGAATATGAGTTAGGATCATAAAAAAACACAACACATATAAAGTCGTATGTTCATTCAAATATGTGAATAATACCCACCAAAACTGTGAAAATAAGCCGAAATAACCTGAATATTTCCACCCATTTCCATACAAATAAATAGAAGTGATGGCGGTAGCTACGGCAATTATTTCTACAAATAAACTAAACACCACACATACCCTCATCACAAATGGAATCAAACCCATCAAACATATCTAACTGACCATCATCTTCCAATGCTTTGTCTAAGGGTTCACAACTTCTATGTAAATAAAGGTCATCTTTAAATTTGTTTTTAATTTTATATTTTTCTTGGTCACGAATTTGTTTATCCATTTGAACTGCCTTTTCAAATAACTTAGGATCATTTTCTTTTATTTCTTTCCAACCTGATTGGCTGTGAAAAGGACAAAAATAACACGCTGATTTTGTAGGCATAGGATAACCATTATCTTTCATCCAAGCTATACAATCTTGCCTTGACATACCAAAATCATTTATAAGTGGATATTGATTATCTATATATCGTAATCTATTCATTCTCATTCTTCTTAATTCATCTGTTGATATACCTAATAACATTTCAACTTTTACTTCTTTTAAATCTACTCGTTCACCTTTTTTATACCCTAGTAACTCTCTTACTTTTTTTGTAACTGGTTTAATTTTATAATCAGCAGTACATTGTCGCATCAACATACCTTTTTGTTCTGTTTCTTTGTTTTTTGTGTAAAAAGGAATTGTAAATGCTTGATACTTACCTTGACTTGCATCTAATACATCTTGTTCTAAATTTCTCCACGTAACAATATGAACGGGATAACTTACTGTTTTTTTTATAAATTCTAACCATTCATAAACTTTAGGCGGTTCTGCTTGAGTATCAGCAAAGATAGCACAATCAACCATAGGTATTTCACCTTTATGAATCATTAAAGCTAAGGTACTTGATTGCACTCCAGCACCGAGTGATAATACTCTTAATGTTTTAAGCATAACGTTTTTCCATCATATATTTCCAAAAGTCTTGCGGTTTAGCCATTTTGTCCTGAGTTAATGTGTATACTTCACCATTTCCTAAATCTTTTTTTACGGCATTGTTGAAAAAATAATCTTTACTCGTTGCCCCCACTATCGTCATTTTCATTGGACAGCTTTGGTCTTGTACGACCAGGATGGCAAAGTCAGCTATAAATTTTTCTTTTGATCTAAATAATAATTGTCCATCAGAATGAAACGTACTTTTAACTTGTATTGATTTTGAACAAAACCATAAGTCATAACCTGAATCCCAGCCTCCACTTATTGGCGGATTTAAGTTATACAATGTGGCAACGGCATATTCACCTTTAGCCCCTAATTTTTCTATATCTAATTCAGTTCGTGTTTTATCTTGTTTTTGATTTTTTAAATTACTTGCCCGACTCATTTGATAACGAAAATGAGCAAGTGAAATGGCATTATCATAAACTTCGGGTGTTAATTTAATCGTAATCATAAGACCCCATTTGGTTCATTTCCCCATTACTAATCTTTTCAAAACTCTTTTGATGTTGGCGGATTAATGCATTGATAATATTGCCATAAGTCAGGTTAATAGATTCATAATTATCCAACCAATTCTCAGCAACTTCTTTTAACGTCATTCCATTCTTTAACTGTTCAGTTACAAATTCCAACACGTCAATCGCCAAGTATTTGTTTATGTGTTTGTTTTTCATCATCTTCAGCTTTCAAAATTGATTCTCCGATAAGTTGGGCGATTTGTGGCACGATTGAGTTTCCGAGTGATTTGATTCTGTTGGCTCTACCTTTGTCCAATTCGTAGGATACCCCATTAGGAACTCCACAAAGTTCGGATTGAGCTTGCCACCAGGTTTGTTGTTTTTCAAAACTTCCGTAGACATTTTTTTTTGCTTTGGAAGTTTGTATGTTATTGGATTGTATGACTGGTATTTCCAATCCGTGTTTAATGGAGTCGGATACATTTTGTCCGATAATCCAAACCCTTTTTCTTTGATGCCAAGCACCGATGCTTGAAGCTGGAATAACAAGACATTGGACTTGGAAACCCTCTTTTTCCAAATCTTCTTGTATCTGTCGCAAGATTGTACCATTGAAGATGTTAACAATGCCGTCAACATTTTCTCCAATAAACCACCTTGGTTTGCACTCGGCAACAACTCTAATAGTTTCATCCCACAAGTATCTGTCGTCATCTTTGCCTTTTCTTTTTCCAGCAACGGAGAAGGGTTGGCAAGGGAATCCTCCTGAAATAATTGTTGCTGTACCAAAGTCTTTTCCATTAACTTTCCTTATGTCGTCTATTATTGGAACATCCTTCCAATGCTTTCTTAAAACTTTCTGACAAAACTTGTCCTTTTCAACAAATGCAATAGTTTCACCCAGGTTAGCCATTTCAAATCCATAACTAAATCCACCTATTCCTGAAAATAAATCTAATATTTTGTGTTTCTTCATTTAATGTTCTTAATAATTCTGATGATCCACGATTGCGAAACATCAATCCATTGGCAAATTTCTTTACAATCGTCAGAAAAAAACCATTCATAATCTTTTTGTTTACGAAACTTAACGTAATCAATAATCGCTTGTCTAAGTACGGCGATAAATAATTTTTCTTCAGGTAATACTGTGGGTTCGGGAGGTAAAACACGTATCTCATCCATCGTTAATTATTTTTGACCATTTTAAAAACTGCATCCACGTTTTTTCAGGCAATACATAAAACGTTTCTTTTCTATCGGCACGACAAATCAATACGTCAGGTTCTTCCGCTAACCAATCATAAATCTGTTTAAATCCGTTTGCTCTAATTTTACATTCTGCGGAAATTCCGCTGATCATTACATCGTGTTTGGCGAAGTCAGTTGCTCCTGATAACGGAACACGTTTGGCA